AAAAATGGAAGTAAACTAATATGAACGAACAAACCAACGCTAAAACTAATGCAAGAATCCAAGAATTATCCGAAAGACTACTATTAAGCGACGTAAAAGAATCAGATAGAAATGAGCTAGCTAGCCTCATCTATCCAAAGCTAAAATATTTCATTTGGAAGTTTTGTAAAAACGATCTTGACACAGAAGAGGCCCTACAGTGGACTCTTAAGAAAATCTTTAAGAACATATGCCAATTTAACTATGAGAAAGGCAGGTTCACTACATGGATATACACGATAGCTAGGAACGAGACCCTATTCTATCTGTACCATCAAAAGAAAAACTCTCATTACGATATCGATCTCATCCAGCATAAGATCGAAAGGCCTGATGACTTTGACGAAGTCAAGGTTAGTGCAGGCGACCTAGACATGATCTACAACACGACAATCTCAGAAATACATGAGATACATGACCCAGTATTAAAGGGGATAGCCGTCGACAAGATGATCAAAAACAAGAAAGTAAAGGACATCGCCGTAAAGTACGAGATGAACGAAAACACCGTCAAGACCAAGCTTAGAAAGATTAGGTCTGACTTAAGAGTATCTATACTTAAGAAAAATCCTCAATTCGAAGAAAAAATAAAGGCATTACTATGATACTACAAAAAATAAACCCACTATGGGTTGTAAAATCCCTACAGAAAAACCTAAACGAGTTTAGGAAGCATCAAACATATAAGAAGATAATATATGACCTCAATGCTGCTGGTAAGCTTGAAGAAATAGGATTTAGATCAGATTCAGACGCAAACCTATATTTGGGAATTAACTTGAATCCTGAGCTGCTTCTCTACTCAGACACCTCTCAAGAGTCAGTCGAACTTAAGATGATATCTGAAAAGATGCTTAAGTACAATGACTTCTTAACAAAGGAAGGAATCTTAGACGTGATAACTGTCGATTATGATAGAATCAAGAGCGAGGAGTTTTACGGCTATATCCTACAGATCAGATTCAATGATCGTGAATTTAGCAAAAAAGAGGTGATTTGGGGAATATCTTACCTGTCCGTTTTGTTTCTAGGAACAGTCGGTGCAGCGTTAGCAATCATCCTGTAAGATAAATAAAAAAAATAAAACGACATGAAAAACTGGTTAGAATTACTAAAGACTCATGCCTGGAAGGTTAGCACAGCAATCTTGTTAGTCCTATATTTAGCGAAAGGCTGTACCTATTCTAGAGTATCTAAATTAGAGAAACAATACTTAGAAGATTCAAAAAAGACACAAGCTCTTTTGGATTCTTTAAGAGAGACTGTTTCTACTAAGAAGGAAGTCAGAGACGAAATGGAAAGAACTATGTTCAACTATCTAATATATGAAGACGATTTAGATAAGGGAAAAAGTAGCCTATCTGACGTAAAAAATAAGATAGAAGCAAATGACTAGTTGGTTTAACAAGAACCAAAACCTGATCATCAAGCTAGCTTTCTTAATTCCGATAATTTCGGTAGCAGCTATCTCGATATCTCACGTAGTTAGTTGGTATGATCTAGCAAACCCAATAAGCTGGGCTATATACTTATCAATAGCAGTTGAGATAGCGGCAATGTCTGCAATCGCGGCTGCTTCTGTGAAAGTAAAAGGATTTTCAGTATGGTTTGTCTTTTTAATCGTGACCTTCATTCAATTCATAGGTAACATCTATTTTAGTTATACTGAGATAGACGAGACTTCTAGGTTTTTTAAACAATGGGTAGAATTGACTGAACCTGTAATGGATTCATTAGGCGTAGACATAACTAACGTCATATCTCAAAAGAGAGTCCTTGCATTGCTTGAGGGTGGACTATTACCCTTGATTTCATTGACTTGTCTACACTTCTTCATTCAATATGACGGTAAACCCAAAGGAATAGAAGAATTGGTAGAAGAGATAAAGGACCTTAAAGAAGAACTTGCTGAGGAAACCGAAGAACTACAAGAAGAAGTCGAAGAGGCAAACGAAAGCTTGGCTGAGCTTGAAGAAACTCCTGAAATAACTGAGATTGAGATAGCTCCAAAAAAGCCGGAAGACATAGTAGTTAAGTCAGTTGCTAAACCAGCTAGACGACCAGGAGCATTAAGTGCAAAGATGAAGCGATTTGGTAAATAAGACTTGAGATAAATAAAAAAAATCAAGCACAAAAAATAAGACCAAATGGCGATTCCCAATCTAAATGATATTTGCGACTGCTGTGGGGGTTATGAAAACCAACCATACATTCAATTATTTAACGATAAATGTTTTAAGATAGTCGATAAGAAAGATATCATGGGCGAATTCTGCCTAGGTGATGTATCTTTAGCAGTTGATGGATATCAGTGTGTTGGACTAAACTTAGAAGCAGGCGGCGGAACTATGACTATATTTGACAATCAAGTCATAGTCAACTCCCCAAGCCAAATACTAGAAAGCGGAAAGGCTTATGCTCGTGGAGTCCTGATTAAGGTGACCTATCCAATCTACGACAATAACTCTGAGGAGATTGCACTAAGCAAAAAATCAGTAAAGATCTCAATAGAAAGGGCAAGCGACATGCAGTCGCTAGAGTATCCGCTTCACAACTTATTTGTGATGTTCACAAATCCTAAATCAAATGATCCTGAGGATCTGATAAATAAGATAGAGATAATAAATCCTAATTTGGATTATGTGATCAAGGTGTCTGCCCTAGTCCTATTTGGAAAAGCAGACTAAAAAATTTACACAAAATGTTAGAAAGCGGTACGGAACTAATCACATTATTAAACGACACGGTCTATGCACCAACGTTTGTAAGCACAGATAAAAGACAGCCCAACTCAGCACCAACCACTCTTGGCTATTGGCAGATCGGCGAGACTCAACAGTATGGGTTTTCAAGAGGACCGGTGTTCAAGTTAGAGTTCGTAGACCTTACTGGGGTTGATGCTGGTGTCACTCACGTAAAGATATGGGGCGTAGACAATCAAGACAACGACGCTCCAATCTATCCAATCGCCTATTTTTCCAACAATCCCATAATTCACGTATACCTTAAAAAGTTTCTTTTTTGCGACTCTGCAGGTGAGCCGATCGATCCAGTAGGAGATTACGTAGTAGTCGGTTACAAGAAAAGAGTCCTTCCTCTTGCTTGGTAATGAGTAAACTAAACGAAAATAGAGGCATGCCTGGCGCATTAGGTCAGAGAGACTTCGCAAGAGGTCTACCTTTCTATGGAACAAAAGGCGACTTTAATTTTACGACTGGCCGTAGCCAATTTACCCCAGGAATTTCTGTAAAACAGTCACCCTTGACTGACATGTCAATTAAAGGCGATCCTGGATTTAGCCAGTTTGACATAAAATTGAGCACCTTAAGAACATTCTTTAAACCTGGCGATAGGCTCAGAGGAGTCATAGTCAATTCTCAGACTAAGGGAGAACCTAGAGTAATAACTGGAAAACTTCATAGAATGGCACCAAACTATAAAAACGGTACGGTTCGTGTCTGGATAAGAGACCCAAAGACCTTAAAGATAACTGAGGTTTATGTAGATACTATCGAAAGGATCTACGAGAGTCGCGCACTTAGTTTCGAGCAATTCATTAACTCTTAGAACCATTTTTCATTTTTCGATATAATATAAAAAAGAAGTGAGTTATGTCCGAAGGAATAAATGAAGAAGAAGCTACTCGTTTTTTAGATGAAATGGATCGTACACACGGTGTAAACCAAGTCGAACCACTAGTTGAAAAACAGGAAGAAAAACCAAAAAGCTTAGGAGTCGTTGCTAGTTACCAAGATCTAAACGAATTGTCTGGTGCAGCCGAGTCTTCTTGGAAGATATTAGATCTTAGAGGACTACCTTCTAAGGGAATGTTCTATCCTGAAAACTCTGAGCTATTGCTTAGACCTGCAAAAACTAAGGAGATTCGTCACTGGTCTACCATAGATGAAAATGACCCGATCGATGTAAAGGAAAAGATCAACTTTGTCCTGAATGCATGTACAAAGTTTAAAGTTAAAGGAGGTCGTCCTCTAAACTTTAATGACCTCTTAGAGATCGACAGATACCACATACTATTTAGGATATATGAGCTCACCTTTCCCAATCAGGAAAATAAGCTTTGGGCGAACATAAAATGTGATAACGATCGATGTGGTCACATAAATCGAATCCAAGTAGGAAGCCAAAACCTAAAGGGCTTTGAATGTCCAGACGAACTAATGAAATGGTATTCGCCTGAAGAACGATGCTTTAAGGTGGTCTCAGATAAATTGCAAGAAACGATTAGAATCTATTTACCAAGCTTTGGAGTAGAGACTAAGATAAAACAAAGAAAGACTGCAGAGTTAAATTCAGGTACTGAAATAGACGACGCGTTCTATGAATTCGCACCTTATTTAGCAGGTGAATGGAGAACGTGTGACGGTGGCTACTTATCTAACTTAAAGATAGGCTCTCAAAACTGGCAACAAAACAAGTTTGTTTTCATCCACAAATTTACAAAGGCATTAAAGGACGCGAGTCTAAACAAAGCTGGCTGTAAGTGTGAAAAATGTGGAAACATCACGGAGAGCCACATTTTTTTGGGAGGAAGCTTCACTGTCAAAGATATTTTCATTATTTCAGCTGGACTTGATGAACTTATTTGAGGTTAACACTCGATTGGCGGTGAAGCTTAATCAAAGCTTTGAGACACTATACAACATGGATTACAACGAATATTCTCTTATTCTTAACATAGTCAATAAGGATACTGAGGACGCTAATAATTCAACAAGCACAGACTTTATACCTGACTCTCCGACTGGGCCAGTAAAAGTCAATTTACCTGATCACTTAAAACTCAAATAAATAACAAAAAACCTGATCTAAGTGAGCGAGAAACTGTCTGCATTCGCGGCCCTATATGCTGAAAAAGCAGCAGCTGATGTTGAAAAACAAAAAGAAAATGTTGCTAAGTCTGAAGGAAAGTTAAAAAGGGCTATTGAACTGTGGGAAGCTCTTAAGATAGAGACTGAAAAGTTAGGGATATTTGAAAAGTTTACATCGGTCTTTCCTCAACCTGGCGGAGCCGCCGTGTTAACCGACGGTGTGACTGCAAATCCAAACTATACAAGCCTTTTAAGCTACGGCGACCCTCTTGAAAGCTCAGTAAAAGAGCTTTTTAAATTAAAGAACGCTAAGAAAAGCTTAGATTACTCAAACCAATACTTAGCTCAGGCTCAGGCCCTTTCAGCCAGAAAACCCGAAGAACACATAAGCATGTTGGGGTTTGAACTAGTCAAACTTGCTTCCCGTACTGCATCAACTGGCGGAAATAATACAGACTCTATTCTTAAAAAGATCTTTGATGACTATGAAGGCTTTGCAGAGATCATAGAATATGAGGCAAACGGCGTTGCTGGTCCACGCTTAGTCAACACTAGCAAAGAGGCATATGATGTTTTAAAGGAAAAACTAGAAGCCGGTGAGTTGTTCAAACAAGAGAAGAAAGAAGAAGCAGCTTCTCCAATAAATGAACAGTCTACTGAGTCTGCGACCGCTGCTGCCCCTACCGAAAGTGGCATAAATGCAGCAGAAGGTGTCCAAGACGGAACTGCTGAAAAAACTACTGGCGAGTCTGCAACCGTGACTGAAGGTAAGCCTGAAGTTATGAAGACTGAAGGGGTGACACCGGGCGAATCTACCATAAACCTAAATCTAGAAAAGAAAGAAGAGGCTTCTAACTTAGGTCCAATTGCAAGTGAACCGTCTGCTGTGATGGGACCGATTAACCAGCCAGAAGCCACACCGTCTCCTGCAGCTAGCGTCGAGCCGCCTGCACCTTCTGTGACCCAACAAAACATAAATATAAGCGAGTCTAATGAAACAAACGTTTCCTCGCCGACCACAAACGCTACCCAAGCCGTTTCAGAAACAGTCAATGCACAGAATGTAGCAAGCTCTTCGACTATAAACCAATCGACTCTTGAGTCAAAGAGTGGAGGTCCAAAGTTTTTAGATAAGGTTAAAGCAGCTGCAGGTAGAGCACTAAGCCCAATTGGAGAGAAGCTTATGTCAGACGGTAAGGACCTTTTAGGAGTGGCTGGATCCCAATTAGAAAGAATGGGAATCCCAATAAATCTTCTTGGAAAGGCTGCTGAACGTGTTAGAGAAAGAAAAAAGGAAAAGTCTGAAGTAGGAGTTACTAACTCGGCCATAAACACGGCAACAAATAACACTCAATCGACAACAAACGTTGATGGCTCTGGAAGTTCAACTACTTCTAATACTTCGCTAACTCAGTCTAATATTACCAATCCTATTGAATCTAACGTTGAGAAGTTGAATCCTAGCGTTGCTGGTAATCCGACTACGGCTCAGCCAGAACCTAAGACTGACGTTGCGATAAGTCAGCCTACTGCTCCTGTTACACCTACTCAATCTTCGCCGAGCATGGCAGAAGTAAAGCCCCAAAAGCCAATTTCGCTAACACCTACCAATCAACCTGCTGCCTCTCAAGCTCCTCCAATGATTGATGTTGCCTCTTTAGAGAATAGACTAAAGAGAATAGAACAGGCACTGACTAACCCATTAGAAGTAATAATAAAAGAATCATAATTTATGAAAAACGAAATAGAAAGACTTAAACAGTTAACTAACGTGTATTCAAACGTACACGCTGCCATCCGTGAATTGACCGTTGAGACAATGAAACTTGATAAAATGAGTATCGAACTTAATGAGGTTCTTGATAGAACTCGAGATGAGGAAAAAGAAATAATAAATAAACTAGAAAAGAAGTTAGGTAGAACCCTAGGTCCGACTGACATCTTGGAAATAATTCAAAACCATGAAGAAGGATCTATTCTATAGGATTTTTATAGGTGCAGCCCTAATAATCATAATCTTTTTAGCTTGGCAAAGTCGACTGGCTCAAAACCAAGCACTAAATGAGACTGACGAACTCAAGAAGTCAATAATCGCTGCTGATAAACTCGTTAAGGAAGCAGATGGGCGTTATGCAAAGCTCGTTAACTATTACAACTCTGAAAAGGATCTTAAGAACCAGCTCAAAGAACAGAATAGAGACTTATACGACGTAGTAAAAGACCAAAACGAAAGACTACTTAGCATAACTAATTCGATTGTCTCCTTAGACTCAAAGGTAACTGAAGGCTTTGGAAGCATTGATGGAGTCGATACAAATAAGATTAATGTTGCTCTTAGATATCCTTCTAAAGAGGATCCGTTTGTATTCTGGGACGGTTGGATAAACCGAAACACTGCTCAATATAATGGAGAATTTACTTTTGGAAAGCTTCCTATTCAAATAGTCGTAACCGAAGACTCTAGAGGTCTTTGGAAACACAGAATAGTCGGACCAGAATGGTTAAAAGTAGACTCACTTCAAGTAAATAGCTTACCTCCAGCTGAATACAATCCCTTGACTCCTAGAAAAGTACAATGGTTAGTTGGTGGAATGTACAATCACTCACTATTAAGTCCTTCATATAGTTCGATCGGAATTGGAGTAGGCCTTAACCTTTTTGATCAGCATAACATAATATTTAGTGCAAACTCCCAATCCCAAGTAGGAGTAGGTTACTATTTCAAATTAAAATCTTCAAAGAAAAAATAAGATGGCACAAAGCAGGTTCGTAAATCTTACGTCATATTGTATGGCAGAGTACATGGCAGAGCCGCTTGGTTCTACCAATTACTATGCTGATGACTTTGTTTTAGTGGAAAACGCTAAGACTGACACTCATCAGATATTTAACGATGATTCGTCATATCACACCACTAAAAACATCAAGGACCTAACCGTTGCTCCGATAGGAAACAACACATTTGCCTACTTAGACAGTGAAAAGATTCCTGACTATTTGACTTATGATTCTGATCTTACGACCACTTCGATAACTGGTTACAACGTCGTAATGGATAAAGTAAGATTCCATTTTGTTGCTGGATTTGACTTTGATCAATTCGTTGCTCTTGTCTTAGGTGTATCTCATACTGAAAACGATGGAAAAAAGAGCCTTTTTGCAAGCATATTATTGGCACCTGAAACAATCGCAGAACTCATAATATTTAATGCAAAACCTCTGTTCATCGCAAATGCTCTATACGATAGGTACATTGACATAATGGTACCTTCAATAAAAAACATAAACGAAGACTATAAGATAGCAGCAGTTCCTGCAAACACATTTGTCGCTGCGATAACTCCAAATGCTACTTCTTCCACTGGTTTTATTTACAATAACCCTATAGAAGTAAGCTTGGCTGAGTGTGGTAAGAAGAAGACGATATCTACTGGAACTTCAACTAACTACGATTCATATGAGGTTTCAGAGCTGTATACTGCTATCGTTTCTCAGAGCAATGAGTTTGATAACGTAGGTGCATACATCAACGAATCAGGAGTTGGTGATTACATAGAGTTTTATCTGACTTTCAATTCAGGATTTCCTGAAGAACTCATTTCGATCCTAAACCGAAGAAACCCAGCCGATGATTGGATCATCATTCACCAATTAAGCGTTTTTGAACAGATCGGAAGTTCATTCATAAACACAACAAGACAGATATTCTTCCAAGAAGACAGCTTTGACGAAGCTAACATATTTAGACCAGTATTGAAAAATGCTAGTCAAGCGGTAAGCATGTCGATCGACCTAATAAGCAGATTGACTAATCGTAGAAACGGTGAACAGATAATACGAGAAGCTTCCTTTAATCTAATATCTCCTAAAAAATACGGAAAGAAGCTAAACGTGCTTCCAATCTTAGATAAACCAGGCTCTCAGACGATATACAACAAGATATTAAAGAACAGCTTTGAAGCGACTAATCTCTTCATACAGCCTAATCCGATATCTAACTCTAATCAAGTAACTCCTACTTCAACTACGACCGAAGTCATTAGAACAGAATACATTCCTATTTTCTTCAATAACAATAACATATCTGTTTCTCAAATAAGCGGATTAGTATCGACATCTGATACCACTGAAGAGATCGTGTTTGGCCCAGGAAAACTTAGGTTCATACTCTCTCCTTTTGATAACCTTTTAAAATTTAAGGTCTATACTAGAAGCACATCGACTTCAATCAAGAATCCAATTCCGTTAGATTTGAATATCAATGCTGCAACCTATAAGATAGTCTTTGAAACAAATAGCGGAAAAGTTTCTATAGAAAACACTGGTGACTCACAAATAGAAAACCTTTCAACTGGAGTAGTCGCATTCAACGTTTCTAAAAAAGAGAGTGAAGCCATAATAGGTTCAAAAAATAAGACTGTCTACATAACGTCGGTTGCACAAGACGGTAAGGAAACCTTTATGTATTCTGGAGAATGGAGAAAGCCTAGTGAGCAGTCTGATGTAGATGCTGCAGTAAATTCAATAATTGCTGAATCTAACAAGGAGAAGAACCTTCAAAGCATCTTAGACAAGATAAACGCAGCAAACCTTTCAAAATCAACAGAATTAGAAAAAGCATCAGCAAATTCGGTGTCTCCTATTCTTAACAAAGGAGTCGCACCTACCGTTAATAGATTCGGCGTAAAGTCTGGGAAATCAATACAGACTAGCAATAAAAACCTTAGCTCAGGCAATGCGTTAGCTTCTAACGGCTCCCCTGCCACTAGTTCGTCTAACCTTACTAGAAAACAAATAAACCACACTGTTGCTAAAGGAGAAACTATAAAGACCGTTGCCTTGCAGTATGGAGTGTCTGTTCAATCCATCAAGAACGCAAACGACTTATCTACAAATGAAATAACGCCAGGCCAAATATTGACCATTATATTCTAAAGTGAATTTTTATGGTCTAAAAAAGATAAATAATAAAAATAATAGTAAGAAATGAAAGGTTTCGTAAACCAACTACTTAACTCATTAAAATCTGATGAAAAGTTAAGCAAACAGCCATTGGTTAAAATGCTTATTGAATCAACAGATAAGTCTATTCTTTTAGGTGAGCACCCAGTTGCAATCTATGATAAATTAAAAGAAGGCGTCAATGCTCTAGCTAAGAGCACAAAGAACCCTAAGTTAACCTCGATATCTGAGCAGTTTACTAAGTTTGAATCTACTCCAGACACAAAGATTAATATGATCGCTAAGAAGATCAATCTTTCCTCTAGAATATCTGAACTTAAGTCTTCTGAGCTTGGTAAGAATCCTGTAGTTTCTTCCCAATTAGACTTATTTGAGAATTACTTGGTTCAAGGAACTCCAGACTTTCTATTATGTGAGTCTTTTGTTAACCTGTTAAGTTCTCACCAATATGATAAGGTTGCTACTAAGCACATGAGAGTTATCTCAAAATACTTGAATGAGAATCGTAGTCAGCACCTAATATTGGCTGCTGTCTACAACATGGACGCGATGCCTAATGGACAATATTCAAACGTTAGTGCAGACCTAAAAAACATGTTGATTAAGGAGTCTTATACTTCAGACATTCTTAAGATAAAATACGGAACTACCATTCCTATTGTAAACCAATTGGTGAACGACTTAAGATTGCTTGAATCTAAAAAAGAAGGATATTTTACTTTAGGAGAAGGAGATTCAGTAACATCAATCAGTAACATGATCGCTCCTGCTACTCAAGCAAAGGACGGTTTCATCGTTTATACTAACGATCGATTCGTTTCAATTCGTGAGTCTAAGTCTCTTACTGGTAAAGAATCAAAGATTTACATAAACGAAAACGTTAAGATCGCAGAAGTTGATCCTAATTACGTTAAAGAAAAGTTTCCTAGATTCTATAAGGTAGCTGAGGCTTTTGCTACGCTAGGCTTTAAGAAGAACATCGATGGAACTGG